TCGATGATGCTTCCCCTTGCGAATGGCCCGAATGCTGTCGGTGGTTCGTCGCCTGTGAATTGTCCAGTGTTGCGGCAATGCGCCGACGATAGTCGTACCCTGTCTCCGATTTCTCTAGGTGCTGTCATTTTTTCGATTCCTCTGGTGTGTATAGTTTGATGCCGCCCTGCCTTGTGAATTTCATCCCTGATTCGACAATGTTGCGCGGCAATTTTCGTGATGCTGTGCATTTATTCAATGCCCGAGTAATGTGAAACCGGAAACGTCCTGTCTCCGGCTGCCGATAAACGGCGCAATAACGCCGCGCCATTAAATGACACCGGCGCGGCGTAATCCTTCGGCAAAATCCGGAACATCATCAAGCCGGCCGGCTGGCGCGAAATGATTGTGGCCCGATGTGCTGCCGCCATAATCCTTGCGCCCATCACAAGTGCGGAACATGATTTCGTGACCCGGCCCGAGACACGACTGCGACACCTGAACGTACAGACTGTCGGTGTGTAGTGTGATTTCTCCGGGTACTGCAATGCCGCCCTTGTTGCTGCGAATGTCGTATTCGCTTCCTTCTAAGCCGATCACCTTTGCCAATCTTTTGAGCTGGCGCGCGGCCCGGTGGTGAAACTTGAGCTTGCGCGCATCACCCTCGCGACTGTATGCGTCGATTGGAACTGATACGAGTTCGGCTAATGTATCGGCCTGGCGCACTTCGTCCTGCTTGATGTGTTGCATTGCTTCATCGCAATCGAATCGAATGCAATTCAGCAAGTCCCACACTTCTCCAACGTCTGTATATTCGGCCGCTTCGCATTTGTCGTGAAAGACTGCGATTTTGTCCGAGATAATGTGCAGAATTTCTGCGTCTGTGTTGTCAGTCATAGTCCTATGCCTTTGAAGTTGTAATTTCCGGCGCGGATCGCGTCGTCGTCTGCGTCAACTGCGGTCTTGTATTCCGGCCGCTTGCGTTCCCTGCTTTTGCAGTCCATACAAATTATGTCGGTGTTAAACATCGACATAATTGTGCTGCGGGTTTCCTTAAAACAACGGTCGCAAATAGTCATGGTCACAGTCTCCCTGCTTTTTCGGCGTCGAATACTTTCAGTGCCGTGGTGAATTGAATTCCTGTAGCTTTTTGGATGTGTCTCACCCGTTCAATGTCAACGCGGCATAACAGCACCCCGCACCCCCTCACACCTTCGCCATTAGGCCCGATGGTCAAGTGCTGACTTCGCGACTTCGCCCGAATGCCGTAATAGTGTGCGGTGTATCCGCCGGCCCGGTACGTCATTGCACTCGCCCAGGTGTGTATCGCTATGCCGAGAATGCCGCAAGCTGTATCAATTTTAATCCAGTCATGCGTTTCCGGTAGTAAGCTGCGGCCGATCAATTCGGCATCGGTGCTTGCGCCATTTTCTGCGCGTTTGCACACTATCTCGAATGCGACCCCGTTGGCGTCTGCCAATGCTGCCAGCTTGTGAAAATCCAGCCCGTTTGCCTTGCGATAATTCGCCAGCCGGACTGCCTCGCCTAACCTCATATTGCTCATGGTGTACCCCTTGCTATTTTGTCAACTTCTAACCGTTTGCGTCCCTTCGCTTTGAACCCGATCAAGTAGTCCCTTCTCGACAGGTAGCACAAGCCACAATTGGCGCATGTGACTCGGCTTGTATTCTCTGCGGGGCATTGGACAATTTTCCGGCCGCGCGGCGTCTGCGTCACCTTGCCGGCATCCAACGGGATCACCACTACCGTGGGTATGCCGGAGTCTGCAAGTGTGTCCGCATGTGCCGCGTTATCGGCCGATAAATTGACGGTAAATCCGGCCGCATTCGCGGCCCGAATCGCGGCCCGATTTCGCCGCTTCCCAATGCTCTTATGTGTGTATGTGAATCCGCGCCGGCCGCGATTGGCTTTAACAAGTCTCGCCAGCTCGGTCGCGTTTATGTGGTCGCCAGGGCCGGGTAAATCGCCGGCTTGATTGTGCCGCCATAGCATCTGGCCCGGTATTGTCCTGATATGCCGGCAGAGCATATCCAGTGATATGCCGCGCGCGCCGCTGCTAACGCGTTGCCAATGCCAGCCTATTGGCCCGCCCTCGGCATAGCATCCGTGACCCCGTAACGCACAGTCAGGCGGGCAAGTGTCGGCGCTTGTGGTGGTGACGGGTATCGGCCCCGTTTTACGGTTAGCCGATACCCTGCTGAAATGGTAAAACGTCGCCATTACGGCATAACGTCCGCAAGCGTCTGATTGTTGAAATATAGATCCCGTTCGACTTTCAAGCCGGCATAGCCGCGTATTTCTTCCAATTGACTTAGCAGCACATAACCGAGTTCGGCGCACTGGTCGTCACCTAAATTGCAGAATGCGAATAAATGCCAGTCCTGCGCCTTGTCCGGTGTGCAGGGTTCACCGTTCACGGAATCCAACGGTGTGCCGGTCACGACGTACCATGTAGCACTCGCCCACGGTGTGAATAGTTTCACAACAATGGGCTGGTCGTTGCCGCTTCGATTTTGATGCGCTAAGAATTCTTGATCAGCCGCGTATAGTTTCGCGGCTATTGCTTTCGTGATTAGTTTCACGGTGTTTTCTCCTTGTAGTGGGGGACTAAATCGGGTCTGAGCGTGTGCAGGGTCGCCAGTAAGCTGCGTTGATAGCCTGACCGGGGTTTGTATCCGCTAACGTATGAATTGCCGGCGTCGTCCAATGCTGCGGAAATATTGCAGCACTTGAATTCGTATGAGCCGCGTGACCTGTTGACCAGTGCCGGCAACGTGCGCCGGCATAGTTCGGCCTTATTCACAGCCAGCCCGTTATTTTGAGCGTCGAGCAAAACGGCATAAGCCGAACAGATCGCAATCTGTTCGGCCTTGCTCCATGCCTTTGGGCGCGTCACAAAATGCCTCGGCTGGCGCAACTGGTCGCAGTCCTGCCGCCGATAATGATGTGATCCAATAACCGAATGTCGATAACTTCTAGCGCCGCTTTGATGCGCTTCGTTATGCGTTCGTCTGCCTGTGATGGTTCGGCGACTCCGGACGGGTGGTTATGCGCCAAAATTACGGCCGCCGCGTTGCAGAATAATGCCTCTTTAACAATCTCTCGCGGATAAACCGAAGTCCCGTCAATAGTGCCGCGAAATAGCTCACTGAATTTCAGGACACGGTGACGGTTATCAAGGTAAATACAGCAGAATAATTCGTGCGGTAAATGCGCTAGTTTATTGCGCAAGAATGATTCTGTGTCGGCTGGCGAACGGATCGCCACACCCACTATGGGGTCGCAGTATTCGCTAGCAGTCTCACAAATTGTCGTGCGGTCTGCGATTGTGTAGCGGCCGTTTTTCTTCCTTCTGTATAGCTTGGTTCTTTTCATTGGGGTTTGCCTCTGGTGGTGATACAGGGCAGCACTAGCCGGCCGGAGGTGCGCAATGTTGGGCGCAATTATTCCGGCTAGTGCTGCGGTCTATCACCTCTCTTTGTGGCGCGTGAATATCTGCGATTTCCGGGTGTGGCCGCAGCAAGTAAAGCCGGGCGAGCTGTACATCTGCTTGCCGGCGCGGCGTTTCTCCGCGTACTTGCCGAGGGGTCTGCTTTTCGCTACGGGATTGTTGCGGCGTTTCATGCTGTCTCCGTGGGTTCGGGATTGATCACCATTACGCGGCGCAGCTTGCCGTATCTAATATTGACGGTTAGTCCGTCGTTGTCGGCTTGCGGTTTGTTGATCGGTTTGCCTTCGTAAGGGTGTCCGAAGTTTTGGATAATGAAATCACTTCCGGCTGTCCATGCCGCCATAACTTTGGCGCGGCTTGAATAGTCCCGGCCATATGCCGGCGTTAGTGTGAGATAACTCACTGTCGTTTCCGGTAAATATTCAAGCCGATAATTGCGTCTGTTCCTTCAATCTTTTGATTGCCGGAACTGGTCGCGATTATTATCGTTTTGCCTGACTTGCTCGGCCCGTGTTCCTTCGATAAATCGACGGTGATGGTTAGCTTGTTTCCTGCGGTCTTAATGTCTGCATTGATCATGGTGAGATTTCCTCTTTTGGGGGGTCACTACGGTATTGCCTGCCATCCGTTCGGCTGTCCTGCGGCCTTGTGCTGCGTCTGAGAATTCCGAGAATCGGTAAATCCGAGATTAACGCGTTTTCCATGATTCAGGCCGTTTCCAGTGGGGGCAGGGACTAGGGCCAATAGTATCGGAAAGCGGCGCAATCCGCAGCACTTAATTACACCAGCCGGCAACGGGTCGCAATTCACGGCGCCCAGGTGCATCGAATTACCAGCCGGCGCAGCAATTGGCACGGCCTGGCGTTTGGCCGCACCTCGATGCAAGCCGGCGCAACCGGTGACAACTTCAGACAATCGCAGCACTCCGAAGAACACGTTCGGATCTCCACACAGGACAAGGGGATCTCGTCGGCCGGCCGGATCTCGGTGGCCGGGCTGGTGGTGATGCGTGTCCAAGTGCAGCTGCGTGGCGCGGCCTAAGTGGGGGGCGTTTACCGGTCGCCACCTCGACTGGCTGCCGGCGGCCCTCGATGCCGGCGCCGGGGGCCAAAACCCGATCCCATGAATGAAAAAGAGTCTCATCGAATCTGAAAAACGTGGCCCGGATTGCTCGACCCATGCAAACGCCGCGTACAGTACCTACCCCTATCTCTGAGTTACCAGTTTTTCTGCTCTTAGCAAAATATTTTTCGGAAAATCAGTAACATAAGGCACTCTTTGACACCTAATCAGAGCTGCACCCTTGACACTACACACATCATATGGGTGAAATTGGCCGGACCCGCACTAGATGTATGCCTCTGGTGCTGATTTCGCCTCGCCCAGAACAGATTTTAGTGAGGCAATCACGGTCATATTCTGCCCGTCCGCAAGGGCGGGCATTTTTCTGTCGAGTGAGGCGCTGCAAGGGGTTCAAGATGGCTATACCAGGCATTACGCCGAAGCGAGGTCGCCGGCCACGCATTCAGAAAGTGTCGATTCGTTCGGCCGCTCACAATCTGGCGGGGTCGGAGAAGCCGTATCCGGTCTATCAATTTTCGCGCAGAATTTTTCTCGAGCGGCCCGGTCATAATCCTTTCAAGCCATGAAGACCACGAAACCTGATCACGTTTTGCATCACGCGAGGGCGCGAGGCCACCGTAAAGCGAAGCGAACACAGGTTGCCCTGGTGATTGATGTAGAGAACATGACGCCGCTGCGTTGGCAGGGGGTGATCGAGGCGACGGCGCACGGTAAGAACCGCAAGGAAGCGGCCAAAGAAGCAGGAATTTCAAAGCGCACGTTGGACTCGTATTTAATTTCCAACATATCAGCGTACTCGCAGTTGCGTGAAGCTCATTTGCTGCACTTACGGCGCGAATGGCCTTCCGAGCGAGCTGAAGAATTTCTGATCTTGATCGCTCGCGGCAGAACCATGCAGCGAGCTGCGGACAAGCTCGACATTGGGAAGCGGTCATTGGGTCAGTTGTATGCACTGTTTTTGAACGACAAGGTGTACCGGCGTATGTATGACGAGGCCCGAGAAATGCAGGCCGAGACTTTTGTTGACGACATACTCGATATCAGCGACGACTCAGGTCGTGACCGGCAGGAGAACGGGAAGATCAATCACGAAGTCGTCAACAGGTCGAAGATTCGCATTGACACACGGAAGTGGATTATGGGAGCGATGGTTCACAAGCGATTTGGTGACAGGAAGCAACTCGAACATTCAGGCGAGATCAATCTAAACCACGCCGCCTTGCTCTCCGGAGGGCGTCGTCGCTTAGAAAAGCTGAATGAGGAACGCAAGGCAAGGAAGCCCGCAACGATTGATAACATTACTGGCACAGAGGTAGCGGCATGACCGACGAAGCAGTGAAAATCATCGTACCCGGCAGTGAATGGCGGGAAGAAGTTTTAAGTGAATTGAAGCGACTAACGGAAGATCTTGTTCGTTTGCGTCGGTTTTTGGTGTCGGAGGATTTTTACAAACTGTCGGAACAGCAATGCAATTTATTGCGAAATCAATCAACGGCGATGAGTCAGTACGCAGACATTCTCACCAAAAGGCTACAGAGCAACTGATATGACTGCGACGCCGGCCGTGGAACTACTTAACCAGGACAACTTTGTTCCGTGGGAAGAAGGCGAGCCGTTATCAGAGTCGGAATTTGAGCAACAGCTGATTCACGATATGGATCAGTTTTACGACGACCCGCTTGGATGGGTGATGTACGCCTATCCGTGGGGAGTAGAGGGAACAGAGCTAGAAGAACACGATGGTCCGGATATCTGGCAAGCATCACAACTCAATCGTGTCGGCGAGGCGATTCGTAAGGATCCCGAAGGCACGATTCGGGAAGCTATTGCTTCCGGTCACGGTATTGGCAAGTCTGCAGAAGTCGCATGGATCATTATGTGGGCCATGTCCACCCGACCTCATCTTAACGGAGTCATTACCGCAAACACCACGAATCAGCTCAATACGAAAACGTGGCGCGAACTCGCCCTCTGGCACAAGCGAGCGTGTAACACTCACTGGTTCAAGTGGACTGCTACGAAATTTTTCCACCGTGATCATCCAGAAACGTGGTTCTGCGCTGCGACGCCGAATACTGAACATAATTCTGAAGCGTTCGCCGGCCTTCACGGACAGCACGTTCTAATCGTCTATGACGAAGGCTCGGGTATTCCGGACAAGATTTTTGAAGTGTCCGAAGGAGCCATGACCGATCCGCGGGCGATGTGGTTTTGCTATGGCAACCCGACCAAGAACACCGGCAAGTTCCGCAATCTCTTTATGAACGATGCCAGGTGGACGACACACCAGATCGACTCACGAACGTGCAAAATGACCAACAAGAAAGAGATTGCTGGTCAGATTGCAGAGTATGGAGAGGACAGTGATTTCATTCGAGTACGAGTCAAAGGCCAGTTCCCGCGAGCGGGATCTATGCAGTTTATTTCATCCGAGGTTTGCGACACTTGTATGCTTTGGGATGCGCCTTACGAGAGTTTCTTCCAGTTACCTATCGTACTTGGTGTCGATGTGGCGCGTTTCGGTGAGGACAAGAGCGTTATTGCGGTCCGACAGGGACGCAAGATCATCACACTGATTCGATATCGTAATCTGGACACCATGCAACTGGCTGCGAAAGTCGTGAACGCGGTCAAGGAATACTCGCCGGCGGCGACGTTCGTTGACGGAGTTGGCATTGGGGCTGGTGTAGTGGATCGTCTGCGTATGCTTGGTCACGATATTATCGAAGTGAACGCCGGCAACAAGCCTGACGACGAAGATACCTACTACAACAAGCGCGTCGAAATGTGGGACCGGATGCGAATTCAAATGACCGAAGGCATGGACATTCCCAATGACGCGGATCTTCGCCAGTCCATGATTGGCATCGAATACGGGTTCAACGATAAAGAGCAGATGCGGCTCGAACGCAAGCAGGACATGAAGAAGCGCGGCCTGGACTCGCCTGATGATGGCGACGCGATTGCATACACCTACGCCGAGCACATGGGCGATATGACGCACAATTACTTTGAGCCGGAAGATCACTTCGAGCCGGGGTTCGTACACTGATGCCGAACAAAGAAGAACTTGCTTATCTTGCTGGCCTTTTTGATGGTGAAGGCTGTATCAGTATTACGCAGTTGTGGACGAAAGAAAATTATCAACTCGCGCAAGCTCGCATTGTTATCAAAATGTGTGACCGGCAAGGGATTGATCTTGCGCATCGTCTATTCGGTGGCACTGTGCGACTGCAGAAACGTAAAAACGAAAAGCATCGTGATCAATGGGCTTGGGTACTCACTACTCGTCCAAAAATAATCGAATTCATTGATGCGATAGAGCCGTATTGCCGTATCAAAACAGCACAATTTGAAGTTTTTCGACAATTCAATGAAACATTTACCGGACATAATCGCAAAGGTCGCGGATCTAAAGTTCCACCAGAAGTAACCGAAAAACGACTTCATCTGGTGGCTAAAATGCAAGGATTGAAACGTGCCGAAGGGTAGTAAAGTCCACAAGTGCTTCGAGAAGATGAAGGCGAAAGGTGCGAGCGCCGGCAAGGCCGCACGGATCTGTCAGTCGTCAACCGGGCAATCGTTGCAGACCGGCAAACGTACTCACGGCGAATGGAAGAAAAAGAAATGAGGATCCTGACGCAAAAAGGCAGCGGCCGGCACATGGATCAGGTCACTGAGGATTACAACGAGATCGAGGATTACGACGACCAGGACACGCGTAAAGCCAAGCTGGAAATGTGGATGGCGAAGAAGGTCGGCACGGCGATCCACGAAAAATATCGTAGCCGGCAGTGGAAAGTGATGGTCAATCTCGAAGGGCAAATGCTGATCGTTGCCTGCGATTCGATTTCCAATTACAAGGGCTACCACATCCACATGGCTGGCCGCACGATTCACGATCTGCAAGAGGAAGGAATTAAGGGAGCAGGCGAAATTCTTGAGCGGCATAATCTGGCGCGTAGCAAGCATTTCAATCCTGACAAATTCGAGGATTTACCGCGTGATCGCTTCGACAACGTAATCGCGACTGACAGCA